ATAGAAAAAAAACCATACCATACCCAAACCTTGCAACAATTACAGTTACGTTTACAGAAGTATTTGAACCCTAATGGCAATACCTGTAGCTGAATTACAAAAACCTAATCCAAGTAATATTGTTGAGCTTTTTCAGCTTGAATTAATTACTGCTATTCATGGATCTAATACAAAATATTATTTTCATAATGGTGTAGGTGAGAATAATAATACAAATTTAATTTTTAATAATATTGAATATACAAGGATGCCAATAGAAGCTGATGGGTTTGAATTTAATGGAAAACAATTACCAAGACCAAATTTAACTATATCTAATATTTTAGGAACTTTTACAACAATACTTTTAACTTTACCTCAAGGTTTAGAAGGGGCAAAAGTTACAAGAATAAGAACTTTAGAAAGATATATAGATGATATTAATTTTTTAGGTGGTCAAATCTTATTAGAAACAGGAAGTAATTTATTGCAAGAAAATGATAGTTTAATTAATGAAGAATCTGGAAATAATCCTCATGGCACACCAGATTCTAGTGCTACATTTCCTAATGAAATTTATTATGTTGATCGTAAAACTACTGAAAATAGAAACATTATACAGTTTGAATTAAAGGCTAGTTTTGATTTAAATGGAGTAAGATTACCAAAACGTCAAGTTTTACCTGGAGATTTTCCTGGTATCGGTACATTTTTCTCATAATGTGGCAAGATCAAGCACTTGAACACGCTATACAAGAAAACCCAAGAGAATCTTGTGGGCTTTTAGTTGTAGTAAAAGGTAAAGAAAAATATATTCCGTGTAAAAATTTAGCTGTTAATCCTAAAGATCAATTTATTTTATGTCCTGATAATTGGGCTAGTGCTGAAGATGAAGGAGAAATTACTGCTGTTGTTCATAGTCATCCTGTTACAAGTCCTAATCCAAGTGAAGCTGATAAAGTTGCTTGTGAACAATCTGGAATCAAATGGTGGATAATCCAACCTAATTTAAAACAATGGGGATTTTGTGAACCTTGTGGTTATAAAGCTCCTTTGATTGGTAGGCAATGGGTTTGGGGCGTTACTGACTGCTGGAGTTTATGTAGAGATTGGTATAAAGAAGAATTAGGTATAGAACTTATAGATTGGATCAGACCAAACAATCCAGAAGATTTTATTAAAAATCCAATGTTTGTTGATTGTTTTGCTAAAACAGGTTTTAAAGAATTACTACCAGAAGAAGATTTAAAGAAAGGAGATTTATTATTAATGTCAATAAGTAGTAGCGGATTGAATCATATTGGTGTTTACTTAGGAGAACAAACCGTTTTACATCATTTGCAAAATAGATTATCAAGTCGTGATCTATTAGATGAATGGTTGCTAAAATGTACTGGTAAGAGGATTCGTTATGCTGCGTAAAATTAAGCTATACGGAGAACTAGCAAAGTTTCTAGGTCAAAAGACTTTTGAAGCTGAAGTTAAGAGTGCTGCACAAGCTATTAAATTTCTAGTTGTTAATTTTCCACAGCTAGAAAAACATATGGCAGATAGATATTACAAAGTAGCTGTTGGTAATTGGGAGTTAACAGAAGAGGAATTAACCTATCCAAATGGTCAGGAAGAAATAAAAATTGTTCCTATTGTTGGAGGTGCTGGAGGTAGAGGAACTGGTAGATTTTTATTAGGTATTGGTTTAATTGGTGCTGCAATATTGTTACCTGGTGCTGCTCCAGTATTAGGTACGAGTGGATTTACGGCTGCTGCTGGTACTGCTGGATTTACCGCAATCGTTGGTAATATTGGTATAGCTTTAGCTTTAGGTGGGATTTCTCAAATGCTTACTCCTGTAGAAACAATTCCAGAAAAAGACCAAGATCCTAGATTATCTTTTAATTTCAGTGGTATTCAAAATACAAGTCGTGCTGGTATAGCTGTTCCTGTTATTTATGGTGAGATATTAACAGGATCTATTGCTATATCTGCTGGTATTGAAACTGCACAGGTGGAAGTATGACAAAAATTATAGGTTCTGGAGGAGGAAAAGGTGGTGGAGGTGGAGGTGGTACTCCTACTGAAGCTAAAGATAATTTAGATTCTAAACAGTTTGCAAGGGTCTTAGATTTAATTGGAGAAGGAGAAATAAACGGATTAGTCGATGGAGCTAAATCTATATTTTTAAATAACACACCACTACAAGGCTCTGATGGTAATTTTAATTTTAAAGATGTAATTTTTGAGACTAGAAATGGTACTTCAAGTCAAACCAGTATTCCAATAACAAAAAATGTAGAAACTACAAAGCCAACAGGTTTTTCTACTGTATCTCAATCAACACCAAAAGTTATACAAATAACAGATTCAGATGTAGACGCTGTTTCGATTACGATTACTGTTCCTGCTTTACAAAGATTTAGTGATGAAGGAGATATTTTTGGTACTGAGTTTGACTTAGAAATAGCTGTTCAATATTCTGGTGGTTCATATACTAATGTAGTTTTTGGAAACGCAGGAAAAATTACTGGTAGAACACCTGACACTTATCAAAGAGATTACTTAATAAATTTGTCTGGTGCTTTTCCTGTAAATATAAAAGTTACTAGAATTACTGCTGATAGTAGCTCTAGTAAGTTAACAAACGCATTTCAATTTAATAGTTATGTAGAAATTAAATATGATCAAAGACCATATGCGAATAGTGCTTTAGTAGCATTAAAAATTGATGCTGAACAATTTACATCAATTCCTACTAGAAAATATTTAGTAAAAGGTATAAAAGTAAAAATCCCTCATAACGCAACAGTAAGAGCGGATGGCAGCTTGGCATATACTGGTACGTTCAATGGAACTCTTGGTGCTGCCCAATATACAAATGATCCTGCTTGGTGCTTATTCGATCTTTTAAGTTCCTCTAGGTACGGACTAGGTTCTCATTTATCTGAATCTGATCTTGATAAATTTAGTTTTTATTCAGCATCTCTTTATTCTTCGCAGCTTATAGATGATGGAACAGGTACAGGTAATACCGAACCTAGATTTAGTTGTAATGTATCAATACAAAATCAACAAGAAGCTTATAACGTAATAAATCAGATGTGTTCTGTATTTAGAGCAATGCCATATTATGAAGCTGGTAGTTTAACGGTTACACAAGATTCTCCAAAAGATTCAAGTTATTTGTTTACTCTTGCAAATGTTTTAGAACCTGGTTTTACTTACTCAAATACAAGTCAAAGAACAAGACCTACTGTTGTAGTTGCAAAATACTTAGACTTAGAATTAAGAGATATAAATTACGAAGAAGTTATTGATACTGCAAACCAAACACGTTATGGATCAATAGTTAAAAATATTAATGCTTTTGCTTGTACAAGTAGAGGTCAAGCAAATCGTCTTGCAAAATGGCTTCTTTACATGGAAAACGTAGAGCGTGAAGTAGTTACATTTATAACTTCAGTTGATGCAGGAGTTGTTGTCAGACCAGGCCAGATTATAGAAATAGCTGACCCTGTAAGATCAGGAGAACGTAGAGGAGGTCGTATTCAAAGTGCTACAACTACAGCAATTACACCTGATAATTCAACAGGTCTAGTTTATCAATTAGGTTCTACTTTGTCTGTTATTCTTTCTGATGGTACGTTAGAAACAAAAACCGTAAGCGGAATTGATGCTAATGGTGTTATTAATGTTGCTAGTGATGCTTTTAGTTCTGCTCCTAATGTAAATAGTGTTTGGATTTATCAGACAACAGATATTTTGACATCAACTTGGAGAGTTTTAGAAGTTAAAGAACAAAACAGATCTAACTATGTGATAACAGCTAGTCAGTATAACTCAGGTAAATATAATCATATTGAAAGTAATATTGTATTAACTACTAGAGATGTTACTAATTTAGATATACCTCCATTATCTCCATCAGGTATAACGGCTGAAGAAGTTATATATGAAAATACTGGTATTGCAAGAGTAAAAATTATAGTTAGTTGGACTACTTCAACAGATAATGTTTACGTTAGATGGAGATATGAGGAAGGTAACTATACTTCTCGTTCTGTTGAAGGTGCTAAAAGCTATGAAATTCAAGATACGATTGCTGGTAATTATACGATTGAAGTTTATAGCGTTAGCTCATCAGGATTAAGATCTACATTACCTAACTCACTTAGTCCATTTGTAGCTGTAGGAAAAACTGCTGTTCCAGCTAATGTAAGCGGTGTTAGCTTGTTACCGATAGATGAATCAAGTGCAATCTTAAGTTGGAATCGTGCCACAGAGCTTGATGTTTTGTTAGGAGGAAAAACTCTTATCAGACATTCTTCTTTGACTTCATTAGCACAATGGAAAGATGCACAGGAAATTGTAGTTGCTGCTGCTGGAAACCAGACTCAAAAAATTGTTCCTTTACTTTCTGGAACTTATCTAATTAAATTTGAGGATGATGGAGGAAGGCAATCTGATGCACCTGGTTCAAAT